TCATCAGAACCCGGAGCAGAATCTCCACCTAGTGTAAAGATTGGGTCATCTACTGTAACTGTTGTGCTATTAACTGTACTTGTAGTTCCGTTTACTGTTAAATCACCTGTAAGTGTAAGGTTTCCTCCAACAGCAGCATTGCCTGTAGTAGTTATACTATCTACATAAGCATCTTTCCAACGAACACTTGTCGAACCTAAATCAACATCACTGTCTGTTTGTGGTCCAAAGATACCATCAGCTACATATACTTGCTCTGCATTTGCTGCATAGAAATGTATTTCGTCTGCTGTTTCAAAATCTATTTTAGTTTGGTCATCTTCACCAATCTTAATGTCTGTGGCTAGTAAAGATGTAATTCCTGTTTGAGCTGCATTAACTGCAAAGTCTATTGTAGAATCGCCATCTTCGTATGTAACTGTAATACCTGTTTCAGTATTACTAGATAACATTGCTCCTACAGTATCTTCAATATACTCATCTAAGTTTGTGCCGTTGACTGTATAAGCATCAGCTTCAAGAGTACCATCTATATCTGCGTTACCACTAATATCTAAAGAACCTGCATCAAGTTCTCCTGTTATAGTAAGCATTCCAGAACTAGGATTGTATGTTAATCCTGTATCTGTTTCAGCACCTTGAGAACCTGTAGCACCATCTACGAATATTGGATATACAGTTTCGTCTGTGCTGTTATTTGCAGATACTGTAAATGTTCCTGCGTTGCCTGTAGTGTCTTGGTTAAGAGTGCCAATTACAAAGTCTAAAGTATTATCATCATCTTCATAAGTAACTGTAATATTAGTCTCAGTATTAGAGCTTACCATAGCTCCAACAGTATCAGCTATATATTCATTTAATGCAGTTCCATCAACAGTTATTGCATCAGCTTCTAATGTACCATCAATATCTGCATTACCGCTAATATCCAACGTAGCAGCATCTAACTCACCACTAATGGTTATGTTTCTACCACCAGTAATGTCTTTATTAGCATCTGTAATAATTGCTTTACTGGCTATTACTGTTCCATTTGTAATTCCGTCTATAAGATTAATATCAGTTGCACTTGCTGTAACACCATCTAATATATTTAATTCTGCTGCTGTAGCCGTTACACCATCCATAATGTTTAATTCGGCTGTAGTAGCTGTAACACCATCCATAATGTTCAGTTCTGCTGTAGTAGCTGTAACACCATCAAGGATATTAAGTTCTGCAGCAGTAGAAGTTGTAGCTAGACTTACAGCACCACTAGAGACTGTAAAGTCATCTGAATCAAAAGATGCTACACCTTTGTTAGATGCTGATGCATCTTCACCAGCAATAGTAATTGTAGTTCCTGAAGCAGAAGTGTCAATACCTTCTCCACCAGCAACTGTTAAAGTTTCGCTGTCTAAATCAATATCAATAGTACCGCTGTCTGTTGTGGCATCTAGGTCTTGTGCTGTAACTTGGCTGTCTACATAAGCCTTAACAGATTGTTGAGTTGGCACAAGCGTAGCACTATCCGAAGACATATTATCTTCGTCTACAAAAGCTGTTATTGTTATAGAACCATCAGAAAGTGATCCGTATGTAATTGTACCTGTAGTTGCAATGTTTGACGATCCAGTATCAATAGCACCAAATCCTGAAGTGATACTACCTGAGTTTAATGCTCCTACTGTTGTAGCTGCAGTCGTAACCAAATTAGGCATTGCAGTTATTTCATCGTCAAAGTATGCAGCTAAGTCAGTAACAGCAACCTGAACCATTGTTCCGTTGTCGTTTAATACTACTCTGTCTGCGTCTGCTACAGTTGTTGAAGTAGCAGAAGTACTTCCATCTACAATATTAAGCTCTGTAACAGTAGATGTAATTCCGTCAAGTGCGTTGATCTCAGCAGCAGTCGCTGTGACACCATCCATAATATTAAGTTCAGCAGCCGTTGCTGTAATCGCTGTGCCGTTGAAGTTAATACCGTCTAAGTATGCAATACCATCGACATATAAGTCTTTCCATTCTTGCGAAGAACTTCCTAAATCATAAGTATTATCGTCATCAGGTATGATATTTGAATCTACATCAGCACCGAATACAACATTATCAGAAGCTGCATCACCTAATGTAAGTGTACCACCATTAAAAGTTGTAGTACCTGTAACTGTAAGATTACCACCAACTGAAACATTACCTGTGGTAGTAATTGAATCTATATACGCGTCTTTCCAATATAAAGAAGAAGTACCTAAGTCTACATCACTGTCTGTAACAGGAGCAAGTACTCCATCAGATAGTCTCATTTGCTCGACAGCAGAACTAGAAACCTGTACAAAGAATCCCCATCGATTATTCGTACTATCTACAACAATTTTATTAAGAAAGTCTAAGTCACCAATTGTATGTATGTTACCACCGTGGCCTGCTGTACCATCGTGCCTGTGTCCTGTACTCGACTCACTACTAGAACTGTATGTAAATGCGTTGACTAACTGATTGTACTCATTATTAAATAATGCTGCAGTAATCGTATCGCCATCTGCAAACGTACTTTGTCTTGTATAACTTTGTGCCATTTAATTTATCTCCTTCCTGAAGGCATGTAATTTATGTATAATCCATTTATTGTGTAAGGTGGTAATGAATCCTCACTAATAAATGTAAAATTATTACTGTGTCCGCTACCTTGTAATGCTATTCTAACCAAAGGATTTCTTGCTCCTCCAAATACGTTAGTATTAAATAATGCATCTCCAAATAATGCAGGAGGATCAATTGTTCCTAAGTCAAATAAGTTTGGTTGTGGTATATCTGTATTACCATAATCAAACCTAACTTGAACATCAGGTTCAACAACACCTTCTGCGCTTGCTGAAACTTTTAAATACTGTAAAGTTTTTAAAGTTCCTAAATCTCCATAATCAAAATCAGGAGTACCATATCTTGCTAGAATTGTAGTACCATCGAAATCATTTCCGTTATCATGTTTATAAACGTACCCTGTTCTTGCACCATGATAAACTTGTTCTACTCCATTGTTATCAAATCCTGATCCAATGGCTGTTACTTCTAGTCCTCTTGTCTCAGACCACTCATATCCTTCTGGCCTAAGTGTTCCTATAATTCCTTTTTGGTCTGACGCTTGTAACGAAGAATCTCTGTAAAATAATCTGTATTGAGATTTTTCTCGTAATACAATACTATTAATTGTAAAACTATTTATGTTATCTGCTAAGTCTGTTAATAAAGGTTGTATAGCTTTACTAACTGTACCTAGCTCAACGTCACCAATTCTTGCTGTACCTGCAACCGTTCTTAAACCGTCTGGCGCTAGAAATAATAAGTCACCACCGATCTCTTGAATGCTATAACCACTTAAACAACCTACGTTCTTTGTAACTGGTATTACAGCTATACTCTCAGAATCGTTTATATTTTGTAGTTTAAATATTGAGTTTTCACAAAATATAAATAACTCGTTACGAAAACTTTTTATACCTGAAATTTGATCTTCTATTACTATACTGCCTGAACCACTGCTTGTAAAGTCTGTCGGATCTAAAGTTCCGCTATAGTAAACAGTATTTAAATTATCTTCTACTCCTGCAGCTATTAAGTGTTTGTCATGTACTGTTACATATTTAACACCTTTAGTACTGTTTACAGTAATTTCTCCTGAATAGTAAGTTCTAGTACTTAAATTACCTGTACCTTCCATTCTAAAATAGTAAGGCTCGTTTACTCCGTCTGCTATTATAAGCAACCCATAATCATAAGTTGCACCATCAAACATAGAAAAACTAATCTGTCCTTGTGATGTTCTAGCTAGAGTACTTCTTCCTGTAAAAGTTGAATAGTTATCACCACTACCTGATACAGAAGCTCTGTTTATTTGTAGCCATGTAATTCCGTCTTGACTAAAATAAATATTAGTGCTTACACAAACTACTACTCCATCTCCATATGGTGTAACACCTAATAATGTGTCACTGCTTCCAGAAGGTTGTACTGCATTTGTTGTACCTAACTTGGTAAAACCATTAATGCGTCTATATCCACCTTCTGTAGAAACTTCAAAGTTTCTTAGTTCCGTAGCTGCACCCGGAGTTCTTAATAAGTCAATAGCATTTGTTGACTTAAACAAACCTCCAATACAAGGAACTGTATATGGCTGACTTGCTGGCATTATTAAACTACTCTTACTCTATCGTCTGTAATATATTTAGGCGCTGGGCTTAACATATTCGACTTCATTTGTCTTAATCCTTTTTTATAATCATCCAAAGCAAAAGCTGCTGCTTGCATATTTTCTTTAAACTGATGCATGTAATATCTTGCTCTTGCAATTAATACAGGAACATATACATCAGGAAATACAACAGTATCTCCATGTGCGCTTAGTGCTGTTGGTAAATCATAAGCAAAAAACCAAACTCTATAAACTTTTTTAGGAATAGGACTCAATCCAAACTTCCTACCATCTGGGCTTCTAAAAACCACATTAGGTTCTCCCCAGTTTTGAGAATCTGTATCATCTATATTCTCAG